ACGGTCTGCGGATACGGAACCGTCACAGGATTGTGTGGTGCCAACTGCCGGCATACGTTCCACCCGTTCATTCCTGGCGTTTCCGAACGTCTCTATCCGGATGACTGGCTGGAAGAGCAGAACAAAAGAGAAGCCCAGACAAAAGAATGGAACGGCAAGCAGCTCAATGCTTACGAACAGACACAGCAGCAGAGGAAGATGGAAACCGCCATGCGTGCCCAGCGTCAGAAGATTCGGCTGTTAGAAGAGGCAGGAGCTGACAAGGATGACATCATGCTGGAAAAAGCAAAGTACCAGGGACAGCTGAACGAGTATAAGCAGTTTAGCAAGAAAATGGGACTTGTGGAACAGCGTGAACGAATCTATCAGGATGGACTGGGCAAGGTAGCGACCAACACGAAACAGCAGAACGCACGCTATACACCGGAGATGATACGAAACGCAAAGATTGATTCGAACCAGTACAAACGGTACAAGGAAGTGCTGAAAGAAGATGCCGGAAGTCTTGCGGATTTCAGGCAGATGAAGTATAATGATCCTGAGAAGTGGGACGAACTACAGCATAGATATTCGGTTGTAAGACTGTACGATGTTGATTCCGGTGAAATGTCCCCATCCAAGATTTACGAACTGGATCAGAAAGCATTTCAGACGAAGACAGAGCTTTTCACTGGAACTGCAAAAAGAAAAGGTAATATTGCAGTTATGGAATTTGACGGCGTTACAAAGTTTGGAAATAGTCAGTTGGATGAAGAAGGAGATTCAGCATATACCAATTTTAAAGGAGACAAAACAACTCTTGTTTTACAAACAAAATCGCCTAAATTTAAAACAACGGTTGTGGGAAATCATGACAGATTTGGTGATAGTGAAGCGAAACTGTTTGAATATGCAGCATCAGTTGCAGGAGATGGAAAAGAACATACACTTAACTTGTTGTCAGAACGCTGTATGTGCGAAAGCTGTCGAGGAGTTATGCAGCAGTTTAAAGAGAACTTTCCAAATGTCAAGGTAAATGCAGTATCGAATGCGAAGAAGCAGGCAGAAAAAAATAAAAACAAGCCATGGGCAGGAAGAACGAGGTAGGTAACATGAGAGCAGAAGATGATCTTACATATCAGGAATATAAAGAAGGCGTTGAAGATGCTATGCGTTACATCAAAAATCATGGTTGGACAGCAAGACAAGTTACGGATAGAATGACGGACGAAGATAACGATCTGCTTGTCGGTACATCAGAAGCACTCTGGATCATTTCTATTGGAGCTTATGAAGTAGAGCACGACATTCTGGAGGAGAGAGTACTGGAGCAGTTGTCGTATCATATCCCACGCTATGAGATGGGAAAATACAACGACATCACGCCGGAAGAAAGAGAACTTCTGGAGAAAGATATCGCATTTATCCGTTCAAAAGTGGAATTGTGGAAGCTGAAAAGCTATGATGATTAAAAAGTAAAGATACAGGTATACAGCACGCAGAGATGCGTGCTATTTTTGTACCCATTTTTAAGGAGGTGAGAAACATAAAAAGCAAAACTTACGAAGAATTTGTCGAAAAATTCAAACCGAAGAAAACGACAGACGACTGCTATACACCGCCGGAAATATACAACGTCATAAAGGACTGGGTTTGCAAACGTTACAATATCGATCCTGGGAACGTGATCCGCCCATTCTGGCCGGGCGGCGATTACGAAAAAGACGAGTACCCGCCGGGATGTGTGGTGGTGGACAACCCGCCTTTTTCCATCCTGAAAAATATATGTGAATTTTATCTGGAACGGGGCATCCCGTTCTTTTTGTTTGCCCCGTCACTCACGGCATTGTCCGGCAAGACTACCTGGGACAGAATGAACCACATTGTGTGTGACTGTTCGATCGTGTACGAAAACGGGGCAACTGTGAGAACATCGTTTATTACCAGCTTCGAACCGGAAACGGTAGCGGAGACATCACCGGATCTGACCCGGCTGGTAAATGATACAGTGGAAAAGCTGAAACAGGAAAATGCACGGAAATTGTCAAAGTATGATTATCCGGATCATATCGTCACCGCTGCCATGATGCAGAAAATGGCACGCTACGGCGTACATTTCAGGGTAAGGCGTGAAGAATGCCAGCTTGTGCGAAGCTTGGACGCTCAGAGAGCCATGAAAAAAGAGATTTACGGGGCAGGGCTTCTGCTGTCAGATCAGGCAGCAGCCAGGAAGCAGAATGCAGAAAAGCAGGCAGCAGAAAATGCCAGAAAGCAGGCAGAGGATGCCATCTGTTATGAACTTTCAGAACGTGAGAGGGAACTGGTGGAAGAATTAAATAAATCAACACTGTATTAAGAAAGCGAGGATGAAAACATGATTATTACAGGAATGGCACATTTTGAAAGCGTTTGTAAAAAGAAACTGGTTGATTGGTACAACGAGAATGGTTTTGCCGATACACCGGTAACGCCGCCAATTGACTTATCTAACGTATTCGTAGTATGGAGCTGCAAGACTTTACAGAATTACAAATGTCTTGTATCTACTACGGTGAGCGGTGATGGTATCTATGCAGAGTATACATACAACGGTGACAAGCAGGAACTTTACGAAGATGTGTACAAGAAAATGACAAATACATGCTATACGGAGGAATAAGTGATGAAAAGAAAAATAGCAGCATTGCTGGTACTGACAGCAGTGAGTTGTTTTGCAATGACTGGATGCACAGAAGCGGATCAGGTAAGTACAAATATCTCCAAGGAAGCTGATAACTTCAATGTAACGCGAAAACTTACCGTTCTGAATGCACGAACAGATACTATTTTGCTTGAACTGACCGGAACGTTTGCACTGAAAAATAATTCAGACAACGAACTGGAAGTAATTATTGAAACAGCAGAAGGGAAATATCAGAAAGATTATGTATTTCTCAATAATTACACCATGTATGTTGTTGAAGATATCTCAGGGGCTGAGGTAGATAAGTATCATTACGAGATTAACTTTCTTCCAGAGTTCGGACTTAAGGTTACACACGATGACTGAACACTACACCGTCACAAAAGACGCAGACAGGATTGCACCGAACTGGCTGGCGAGCCGGATCAATTACAAAACGGTCAAATTCTTATACCGGGACATTGACGGACACGCAGAGTTGAAGGGGGTGAAGATTGGCGATGAAGTGGCACAGATCGGCGACACGGTACAGTTCAACGGCAGACGGTTATCCGTAGAAAGGCGGTGAGAAAAGCATGATAACCATTAAAATGACGGAGCACAGTATCCGGATGACCGGTCACGCCGGGACACATTCCGAGAGCGGTGCTGACCGTGCATGTGCGGCGGTATCCGCACTGACCTGCAACCTGGTCAATTCACTGCATGATCTGACGCAGGACAAGATACGGGCGGAATTAAGCAGTGGAGATGCAGACATCCGGTGGGATCGCCTGTCAGAACAGGGAAAGCTGTTGATGGATTCGTGGTTTCTTGGAATCACGGAGATCAACCGGGAATACAACTGCATACAGTTTCAGTAACGGGCACCCTGTGAGGTGCTTTTCTTATGCCCAAAACATGAAGGCGTTAAAAGCTTGGGAAAATCTCGAAGGAGGAAAACACAATGTATAAAAAAATGAATTTAAGGCTCTTTGAGGACGGCAATGCAGGAGGAGCCGGCTCTGCTGGACAGGGTGACGGTGCCGGGAATGGAGACGGCGGCCATACGGGAAACGCCGGGGCAACATATAGTTATGAACAGGCGGAAGAGATTGCAAACGCAAGGGCAGGCAAAGCGGAACGTGCGGCACTTGCCAATTATTTCAGACGCCAGGGCATGACGGAGGAAGAAATCACGACAGCAATCAGTGATTTCAAAGCAAAGAGACAGGCGAGTAAGCCGGATGTGGCTGCCATCGAAAAAGAACGCGATGACGCAAAAAAAGAACTGGAATCGTACAAACAGAAAGACATCCTGAAAGAAAACGGTGTAGATGCAAAGTACACAGATTTTGTGTTGTTTGAGGTATCGAAGAAAGTGGATGACAAGACCGATTTCAAAACAGCTTTAAAAGCGTTTCTGAAAGATAACCCGCATTATGCAGGTGGCGGTTATCGTGTGAACACACAGACAAAACAGAATGGGGCGGCAGGATCCGGAGGCACAGCCGGAAACAATACCAATGATTTTGTTAATTCCTTAATCAGAAAGGCGGCAAGAAGATGAGAAAAAGAATGAATTTAAGACTGTTTGATTTAGATGCATCCCTGATCGACCGCAGCGGTGCAGAATCCCTGATCCCGGAGCAGTATGCAAGGGAGATCATCCAGGGGGTTGTATCAGAATCGGCAGTACTGAGAATGGGCAAAAGACTGCCAAACATGAGTTCCAACAAGTACCGCATGCCGGTACTGGACATGCTCCCGATGGCATTTTTTGTGAATGGAGACAACGGACAGAAAAAGACCACAAAGATGTCATGGGATAAGAAATACATCACTGCGGAAGAGATTGCAGTTATTGTACCGATCCCGGAAGCAGTTCTGGAAGATGCAGACTACGATATCTGGGGAGAGGTAAGACCGAGGGTACAGGAAGCTTTTGGAAAGGTGATTGACGGTGCAGTACTTTTTGGAGTTGAAAAACCGGCATCCTGGAGGGATGACCTGGTAGCAACCGCAATGAAAGCCGGAAGCGTTGTAAAAACAACGGCTGACCTGTATGCGGATATCATGGGTGAGGATGGTATCATTGCAAAGGTAGAACAGTCTGGCTATTTTGTGAACGGACACGTTGCAGATATTTCCGTAAGGGCGAAACTCAGGAGCCTGAAAGATACGACCGGACAGCCGATTTTCAAAACCGATATGCAGTCCGGCACAAATTACACGCTGGACGGTTCCGGTATGTATTTCCCGAACAACGGAACTTTCGATAAAACGAAAGCACAGATCATCACAGGCGATTTCTCGCAGCTGGTTTATGCGATGCGTCAGGACATTACATTCAAACTCTTCACCGAGGGTGTTGTCCAGAACACAGACGGCACGATCGCTTACAACCTGATGCAGAACGACATGGTGGCACTGCGTGCAGTTATGCGTCTGGGCTGGGAGATCCCGAACCCGGTCAATTCTCAGCAGAAAGACAAGGCAAAACGTTGTCCGTTTGCAGTCCTTGCACCAGCAGAATGAAAAGAACACAGAGGTGGTGAAGCATGGCACACTACACAGAGTTTGGATATTACCGGGATGAATACGAAGGCAGTATCGAAAAAGAAGCGGATTTCAAAAAATGCAGACGCATTGCAGAAAGCTATATTGACCAGTACACACTGAACCGGATCACCGTTCCGGAAGCTGTGCCTGGTTTAAAGGACTGTACCTGTGAAATGACGGAAGCGGTCTTTGATGTGTGCTATAAAGATGCCGGGCAGGTAAAGAAGTCCGAAACGACAGACGGGTACTCTGTCACCTATGTGACGGAAGTGTCGGATGGGATAGACCGAACAGAACTGCTCGGGCAGAAGATGTACCGGATCTGCAGGCGTTACCTGCTCAATACCGGTCTGCTCAGCAGGAGCCTGAAATGCTGACCAACACTGACGCAACCCTCTACCACCGCCGTTATAATCCAGTTACCCGTCTGGATGAATGGGATAGTACATACATCCCGGCACTCTGGTGGTACGAGGCAGAACAGTCCAGCGTCACCACGGAAGGCAGGAAGACCGCAGACACTTTCACGGTCCGCATCCCAAATATAACAGTCCTGGTGAAAAAGGATGATTACCTGGTAAAAGGGCAGTGCAGCGTGCAGATAAAGACGGCGAAAGACCTGGCCGGCACAGAACACTTCAAGGTGTCGGCGGCAAACTATAACCGGTACGGAGGAAATCCACACATCAAGGTGACAGGGGGTGCATGATGGCAGAGACCAGGAAAACGTTCCAGATCCGGCAGCCGCAGGACGTCCGTTACAGCGGACATGGCAGCGGCGGGATGTTCACGGCAAGGATGGAATGGGATGCCGGACTTGCGGCAAGGCTCAACGGAAACCTTGCCAGGGCACAGATTTATGTGGACGGGGAATGTATCCGCAGGATGAAACCGGAAACACCATTTCTAAGTGGTACACTGCAGAAAGCAGCAACACTTGGCACGGTCACCGGTTCCGGTCTGATCGTGCAGTCCACACCGTACGCCAGAAGGCAGTACTACGAACACAAAAAGCAGTCCAAATGGTTCGAACGCATGAAGAACCGGCACAAGGACAGCATCCGGAAGGAGGCGGGTAAAATTGCATGCGGAAAGTAGCATCATCGAGAGCATCCGTACATTCTTCCTGACCTGTCCGTTTTTACATGACGGCCGGGTCAACGTGGATTACCTGGGCGAGGAGATGAGTTACTCCATCGACCCGCTCCCGTGTGATCCGGTGATCCAGAAATATGTGGATGGCGGGAAAAAGAAACAGTACCAGTTCGCCATCTGTTCCAAGGAAGCCTATGACGAGGATGCCAGGGTGAATATCGAGAACAGCGGCTTCTACCAGGGGCTTCAGGAGTGGCTGGAAGAGTCCTCGGACAATGGGGAACTTCCGGAACTGGCAAACGAAAAACAATATGCAACAGCAGTTGAAACCTTAAACAGCGGTTACCTGTACGATGCCGAAGCTAATCTTGCTACGTATCGTATCGAGTGCCGCTTAATTTATGAACAGGAGGCTTAAATTATGACAGGAAAAAATAATAAAACGAAATTAGTCAAGAGAACCGGCAGGGTGTCCTTCTACGGCGTACCGGCCAGCGATGGGGCAGAGCCAACAGATTTTACCCGTATGGAGAAGTTCACGACACTTTCAGAGTCCAAGAACCCGACCACCTATGAACGCCAGTACGTGGACAAGGATTCCAGCGACAGCGACGTGACCGGTTACGGCACCTCATGGTCCTATAACTTCGACATGCACGAGAACAACCCGATCCTGATGGACATCGCATCCGTGCACGATGACGAGCTGACCGGGGAGACCAGGAACATCGTGGTCGTGGACTTCTTCGACAAGGGCGAAGCGACCAAAGAGGATGAATTTGTGGCAAGAAAACGTGAGTTCTCCATCCTCCCGGATGCATCCGGTGACGGAACCGATGCACTGCAGTATTCCGGGTCGTTCGGCGTGAAGTCCGAACCGGTCAAGGGCTATGCCAAGGTTGCGGCAGACGGCAAGAGCTGCACGTTCCTGGAAAAGCCGACCGTAGGCTGATGACCTGTGAACCCATTATATGAACCACTGCCGAAAAGCGTTGAGGTTGGGGGCGTCCTGTACCCGGTCAAGACGGACTTCCGGGCAGTGCTGAAGCTGATCGGGGAAGTGAAGCAGGCAGGGGAGCCGGGCAGCCGGCTCTTTCTGATCCTGCGGTTATACAAAAAAGAGATTCCGCCGGACATCCAGGGGGCCGTCCAGGCAGTCACGGATTTCATTGCCGGCATCCGGTCAGCAGAAAAGGAAAAAGAGCGTGAAGGCAGTGGAAAGCAGACGTTCAGCTATGAGAAGGATGCACCGTATATCGTCAGCGATTTCCGGAACTATTACGGCATTGACCTGCTGACCTGTAAATATCTGCACTGGCAGAAGTTTCAGATGCTGCTGGAAGGCCTGCCGGATGATTCCGGCGTAAAGACCCGCATCGGCTACCGTTCGATCGATGCCGGAAAGATCAGGGACAAACAGGAACGCCAGCGGATCCAGAAGATCCAGCGGGCAATATCCCTGGAAGACGAGCGGGAGGAGGAACAGATCGGTGACCTGTTCGCAGCTGCGATGTGGGGAGACTGATAAGAAGATGGGAGGCAGGAAATGGCAGACGGAACACTAAGATTTGACACTGAGATCGACGAGAGTGGATTTCAGAAAGGCTTAAAGCGGATCGAGCAGGCAGCGAAGGGTGCAACGCAGCAGACTGCCTCCGATGCACGGGATGCGGCAAAACAGGCAGAGCAGGACGTTTCCCAGGCGACAGAGGAAGCAGGGAAAGACGCAGAAAAAGCGGCAAAGCAAGTAGTTAATACGCTGGAAGAGATACAGGATGCGGCAGAAGACGCGGCGGATGCGATCACAGATGCGGCAGAAGATGCCGGGCAGGATGCTGCAGAGTCCGTCCAGGACGCTGTGGATAATATTGTGGAATCTGTGGAAGAAGCCGGCGAGAGTGCAGCAGAAGCGGTAGAGGATGCCATGTCGGACGTTGCGGACAGCGTTTCGGATGCGGCGAAAGATGTCGGGGACAGTGCATCTGACATAGGTGACAGCATCGGGGACGGATTCGAAGAAGGGACCGACCAGGCAAGCACCGCCATTGATGCCCTTGCACAGGCTCTGCTGGCTGCCGGGGTAACTGCATCTGTCAAGGCGATCACGGACGCACTCATGGACTGCACACAGGCAAGCATGGAGTTTGAGACGGCGATGGCGAAGGTTGGCACGATTGCAGATGAGTCGCAGAAGCCGCTCGGTGATATGAGGAACGAGATCCTGGCATTGTCCAGTGAAACTGGCAAGAGTGTCGGGGAACTGGCAGAAGCGACCTACCAGGCCATTTCTGCATCGGTAGCGACCGAAAGTGCGGTGGATTTTGTCGGTACAGCGAACAAGCTGGCTGTCGGTGGGTTTTCCGACACCACGACCGCCGTGGACATCCTGACGACCGCCATCAATGCCTATGGTATGTCTGCGGATGATGCAGCGAAGATTTCAGACGTCCTGATCACGACACAGAACTTAGGTAAGACATCCGTTGCACAGTTAGGTGCCAGCATGGGCATGGTCATCCCGCTGGCGGCGGCGTACAACATGGATCTGGAAGACCTGTCGGCAAGTTATGCACTGCTGACGGCCAACGGTACACAGACCGCCCAGGCGACGACCTACGTCAAGGCGGCCCTGAACGAACTTGGGAGCACAAGTTCTGTTGTCGGCTCAACGCTCAAGAAGAAAACCGGCAAGACCTTCGCTGAACTCATGAAAGAAGGCAATTCGCTCGGGGATGTGCTGCAGATACTGGCAGACAGCGTGGACGGTGACACGACCGCATTCAACAACATGTGGTCAAGTTCCGAGGCCGGTGTCGGTATGCTGTCCATCCTGAACAGCGGAACGTCCAAATACAACAGCCTGGTGCAGGCGATGGAAGGAAGCACCGGGGCGGCAACCACTGCATTTGAGAAGATGTCAGAAACCGGGGAATTTGCCCAGCAGCGTTTCCAGAACGCCACCGAGAACCTGAAGATAGCGATCGGTGATGAGCTTGCACCGGAGCTGACGGAACTCCAGCAGAGCGGGGCAGATGCGATGGAATGGGCAACGGAGTTCGTCAAGGGACACCCGGAAGTTGTGGCGGCAGTCACGGCACTGGCGGCAGCCCTTGCAGTACTGGCAGCAGCCCTGGTCGGGTTGCTGGTCGTAAATCAGGTATCAAAAGCGTTTGAGGCATTTTCAGCAGCACTCCTTGCGAATCCATTCGGACTTGTGGCACTTGCGTTGGTATCGCTTACGGCAGCAACTGTAGCGTTTGGCAAGGTTATGAAGGACAGAACATCCGATGCTGCAAAGAACCGGAAAGCGATCGAGCAGTGCCGGAAATCCTATAATAACCTGAAAGACAGCATAGAAGAACATGAAGAAACTGCAAAAGAAAATATCAAGAGTGCCGAAACAGAGGCGGCAACCTATCAAACACTTTCGGATAAACTCTACGACTTAGCAAATAAAACGAGCAAAACGGCAGCAGAAAAAGCACAGATGAGTGCAATGGTTGACCAGCTCAATGAAGCCATGCCGGAATTGGGACTTTCCATTGATGAAACGACAGGAGCATTGAATAAAGAAAAATCCGCAGTGGATGCCGTGATCGATTCCATGAAGCAGCAGGCTCTTGCTAGTGCATACCAGGAACAAGTGAAGCAGGCAGCCACGGATGTTGCAGAGGCAGAAACGCAGCTGTCAGAAGCACGAAAAGTTTACAATGGGCTTCTGGTAGAGTCGAGAAACGAGACGCAGGAATATAACAAAGCCATGCAGGACACTGGCAATATGGTTGAATCTACGTCTGATATCTACGATGCTCATGGAGTAAAACAGACAGAACTGAATGAACGACTCCAAGAACAGAAAAAAGTAGTCGAGGGCTTGGAGGGAACTTACAGCGAGGCACAGGAGAAGTTAAGTGAAGCATCCGAAAAAGCCGGAGAATACAAAG